GCTTGAAGTTCATTAAATACTGGTGCTAGATCTAGAATATCTTTAATTAGCAACTGCGATGGGGCACCCCATGCGGTTTGCATGGTGGCTGGTCGTATATCTAAAATATTAGTTATGTATTTATAGGCCGAAGGATTCTTCTTTTCTAATTTAGCTAATTTGTGATCTATTTCAACTTTCCTAGTATTAGTATTGGTTTGGGGTAATTGCCTGTATGGGATATTCTTTATTGTAGGTAGATTAATTGTTATGTTTTCAAACCAAGCCAAGATGGTAATTCCTACTGCGTAATTATTACCATTTTTAGCTAGTAAATCTGTTATACCGAATAAAGATAATGTAACAAAATCTTCAGGGGTGGGAGTATTTAAATCATAAGCTTCTTTGTAGGAAGCAAATGGGATAACCATTTCTGCTGTATCATTGATTTGAACATCTATTTCTATTCCAGGATATGCTGTCACTCCAGCTCTACTATTATATTGCTGGCGTCTTGCCTTATCTACTTTATGTTCATATGGGGAATATGTTAGCCAAAATCTTCCGGCCACCATGGGATTTGTATTTAAAACTAATTTTATGTGACAATCTGCCTTAAAGTATTGATGGTTATTTGCCTTATCTAACTTGCCACCCAGCTTAAGAATGTCTCCTGGTAAGGAATACTGTCTGATGGCTGGTTGGGGGTCTTTAAAAGTTGCTGCGTTAAGGGGTTTGTGGTTATCGTTTGATTCACCTTGAACAAGCTCGAATTGATCGAGGACAACAGTTCTAGAAAGAAAATCCACAATTGTCGCTGTAGAATCAAGCTTAGCAAGAGAGCTAGTCGTTTGCGGAGCAATTGGAAGAGCGACGCGAGGTTGTTCAACATCATGGAAAACTGTGAGTTCTTGTCTGGTAAGGGAATTTTCTGGGGTCGTCTCGCTAAGTTCCGATTGTGCGTGGGAAGCAGAGGTTGTTGCCGTTTTCGTCTCAAAAGTATTCGCATTGTTTGATTGAGCAGGTTTGGGTATTTCGGAACGCCAGAATGACATCCTGACTGCTATAGCAACCCGATATAGCTGTTCCTAGTCGCTAGAGGTTTTGGTGGGGCTGCCACCGGAGCACCTCATCCTAAATAGGACACTCCCTTATTTCTCTAAAGCCTTACAACATGTAGTTCAACGACAATTTCCTATGTTGCTGGTAACCAGAAGAGAAACGTTTTATAGAAAGTATTCCATATTTCGTAAATGCCAATAGCCGTCATAAGAATTGTGGTTCAAGACCACGCCAGTTTTGTCATAAAAAGCTTTCTCGATCTGTGGGGTCCACTTATCAAAAACAGCCCGTGGATGCATAGCCAATTCCATAATTGCATTTTCACAATTAATCTTAGTGCTCTCCACTTGATCCAAATCTTTCCGGACCCAATTAATCATCTCCAAAATTGTGTTGATGTCCAAGGGCGCATCATAACAATTTCGCTCCTCATTGAAGATAAATCCTCTCTTAAGAAATGAAACTTCCTCCAGAGTCTTATAATCAGGTACTCCTTTTCCTATTTGCTTTGTTTCGTCTGTG